GCGGCTTCTTCTAGGTTGTGCGACGGGTCGTACTGATCGTCAAGAAAATCAGCCAGTCGCAGGGCAATAGGTTGGTCAGCCATTGTTCTTCTCCTTCAGTTTGTCCTCGGCAAAGTAGACACCTTGCCTGAATGACCAGTTGCACAGGTCTTCTGTAGGCAGTTGATCTCGGCCGTCATTGATCTCCTCATCACTCAGCCCCTGCCACTCGCGACGGGGCGGGGCGGTGTAGAGGGGTTGCCATCCAAGTGCCAACGCTCTATCTACTGGCGGCATGTTCTCTGCGTGCCCGAGCAAGTAGTGCGTTTTGTGAATCCACGCCACCGGCTCTTGCTCCTGCTGCGTCGAATTACGACAGCAGTCAAGCACCTCACAAACGCCGTCCTCGGCGATGTCGCAGGGGGTTTGTGCGGGATCGGCCCGCTCCTGCTCTGGCGCATACCGTTGCCGACCGACGTAAACAGCAGCAGGTTGCCCGTTGGCACCAAAGGCTTGGCAGTCTGCCGGAGTGCGGCGCAGCGCGCCGTTGTTGTCCTCAAAAACAACGTGCATTTTCGCCACTGGCTCCTGCTGCGCCAGCGCGGCGCGGAGGGCGGTGATCGTGGCGCTGCGTCCCGCCGGATTGTCTTGCTCCAACGCCTCCAGCGCCTGCTGGGCGGCTTTGCGTAGCGTGCTCATACCCCACCTCCACAGCGCGAACGCTCCTCGAAAACCAGCACATCGGCCAGTCTGTACAGCACCCGCCCCACGACAGGGTGCCCGATGCGGATATGCGCCGGCAGCTTGGCCGTGGATCGCCAGCGCCGCAGTGTGCGATGGGAGACGTGCCAGCGTTCGGCAAGCTGCTGCTCGGTCAGCAGCGTGTCACTCGTCGTCATCGATGCGCTCCTCGGCAAACCACCAGTCCTCGATGTCGGCGGCGATGTCGTGCGCCTTGCCGGCAAGCTCGCCGTGCTCCGGGTGGCTGAGCAGCGGAAACGACAACTCGTAGATCACCTCCAGCAGACGGTCAACGTGCTCGCGGGCGGTGGCTGCGAGGCGTTCGGCGTCGTTTCGGCCCGACAGGGCCACGGACAGCCGCGCCTGCAGCACGGCTTCGGCTTGGGTCATGGTGGTGCTCATACAGTGCCCTCCTCGGCCTGGACGATCTGCGGGTCGCCGGCAGGCGGTTCCTGCTCGGCGCGGATCTGGTCGGCGCGGCGCTTGGCCGCAGCGATGACGCGGTCGCGGTCGTTGCCCTTTGGCATGCGGCGAATGTCTTCACGCAGCAGTTCAAGGCCTTCCATCGTGCTGGAGAGTTCGATCCTGTCCAGCAGATCAAGCGTTGACATACGCTCGACTTGTCTGATCGCGGCATCGGCGTTGATGACGACCTCCACGGGCTCGGGTGCGGGCGGCGGCGGGGCCTGGCGCACAGCGGGCGTCGGGTCCATGTCTTGCACTTCCTCGGGCGTGTAGGTGCCGACCACGACGCCCGGAAACACGGTGCGGATGCCCTCGGAGATGCAGCGCGAGCGCAGCATCTGGCGCGGGTAGGACTTCCATGTCGGGTTGCGCGTCAGGCCGGCGTCCTGCGCCATCTTGACGGTCCACGCGATCTCCACGCTGCCGCCTGACGGGTGCGAGAACTTGCCGACGACCTTGGTGTCGGTGTACTCGCCCCATTCGACTTTGCCGCCTGCGGCCTGGAAGCGGGCCAGCATGGCATCGGCACGCAGGGCGGGGCGGCCGTTGATAACGTGGTAATCACGCGCGGCGATGGCCGGGTGCAGGCCCTCGGCCTGGGCGATCAGCATCAGGGCCATTGCCTGGTCGGGCGTCTTGACTCCGAACAGGCCGCTGCGGGCCACGCTGACGGCCATGCGCTCGATTTGGTCAACGGGTACGAGTGCGGTCATTTGTGTACTCCTATGGGGCGAGCCGCAGGGCGGCTACGGCCCGCCCCGGTTCATCAGTCAGTCAGGCTGGCGGGCATGCCGTCGTCGTCCACGCCGGGGACGTTGGATGCTGCCACAGTCGTCTCGACGGGCGTGCCGCCGCCCATCAGGGCGATGATGTCGTCCTGCGTGGCGAGCTTGGCCTCGTAGCCCGACGATGCGTAGCGGATCGCCTCGGCTGCGCTGATGGCGCGGATCAGGCGGTCCATGTGGTCGGGGTGGCTCACGACGTAGACCTTGACGGTACGGACGTAGGGCCGCTTGGGCTTCTCAGTGCTCATTTCTTGCTTTCCGCGAGGCGACGCAGCGCCTCGACTTGGGTGCCGACCTGCTGCAGAAAAGACGTAACCTTGGCTTCCATGTCGGCAATGAAGCTCGGGTCACGTTGGATGCGCTGAACGTGCAGCTGCAGCGGCTCAGGCATCCGGGGATCGTAGGAGACGAAATCGCACCACTCGCGGCCGGTGATCCAGAGTTGCCCCTGAATCTGCGGGATGTGCTCGTCAGGCATGCCGCGCATCAGCGTTTCGATATGCACGGCACTGTTGTACGGGCACTTGATCTCGATGAGCCCGTCCCAGTCCACCAGGCCGTCAGGCGAACAGCCTGCCAGCAGGGTGTCGTGGGCAACGAAGCCCGTTTCCTCAACGCTGGTGCCAGTCGTGCGCTCGTAGGCCGTGCGTGCTGCGGGCTCCTGTTCTGTGCCCCAGGTCATGGCTGCGGTCTGGAAACGCTGGATCGGCTGCTGCGTCAGGCGCTCCACGACAAGCTCGGTGCGGTAGTCGCGCTGGGCCTGCGCCGGGTCGCCAGACCGGAGATACGCCGTGGCGTCGCGGAACCGAGACGCGGTGGCCTTGCCGACGCGGGCGGCGTACCAGTCTTCGGTGCGCTGGTCTGCGGTTTCGAGGATCATTCCATCCGCTCCTCGTCAACAATCGAAATCTGCTCAGGCTTGCTGTCGTCAGCCGGAAACAGCGCGATCTTCGTCTCGCGCCCGTCGGCGTCCGTCAGGATGATGTGCCTCCAGGTGTAGCCCTCGGCACTGGTGCGGCGGTCAGCGCGGACGCTGACGATCTGGTGGATGTGAATGGTGGTCATGTCCGCTCCTCAGAAATCGTCGTAGAACTCAAACTCGCGGTCGCCCAGCGAAGCCCACAACTGGTCTTCGATCTGCTTCAGCCGCAGCGGGTTGTCCCGCAGAAACCTCGCCTGCAGCTCGTAGCGCGCCGCCTCGGACTGCGCCCGGGTGCCGCTGAGCAGGCAGGCCAGCAGCGTGTCGGCGCAGACGTCGGACATGTCGTCCTCGCGGACGTTGATCGTGTCAAACGCTGCGCCCTCGCGGGCATGGCTGACGAAGCTGAGCCACATCTGCCAGTCTGTTGGGCAAGCCAGCAGATGGTCGCGGGCCTCGCTGGTGAGGGGGGAGTCGTCGGGGAAGGGCTGGTTGCCGCCCCAGGTCTGGAAGTCACCGGGGCCGTAGGTCGTGTACATTCGTCGCTCTCCGTTGTCGCGCTCGAATCGGCGCGGACGCATCATGGCATCGAATGGCCCAGTCTGTCTAGCATTGGACAATCCTGACAATCCTGCGGGGTCATTCTCGGCGGGTTGACTGTGGCAGCGTCGCGGGCTGACACTTGCGGCCCCAACAGGAGGACAGCGTGACCACACTGCATCCAAGGCAACAAGAAATCTTCGATTACATATGCGCCAAGCAGCCCGTCATGCGCGGGGCACTGGCGAAGCACTTCCGCATCTCGGTCAACACCGTCAGCGCGCACACCGATGCGCTGCGAAAGCTGGGCTTGGTCAAGCCCACCGGCATGGGCCGCTGGTCTGCCTGGCGCGTGGCGACGACTCTGCCGCCCAGTGGGCCGGCGCTGAAAGCGTATGAGCAGGCGCCGAGCGTCTGGGCGTATGCGGCGCGGTGCGCGCAGGAGGTGCGGCGATGAGAGGCCGGCGCACCCTGCGCGAGACGATCATGGCGAACCAGAAGTCGATGGACGTCTACGCCGCGATGAGCGGCAAGCCTCGGGTCGAGTTCGACATCCCGCCAGAACCGAAGAAACGCGCTCCAGCGAAGCCCAGCGGCGAGCCGTCAGAGGCTCAAATCCTGCGGGCGATCATGGCGCTGCTGAGGCACCACCCGAAGGTCGCCAGCTACTGGAGGCAGAACAGCGGCACTTTCGCGGAGCGCAACCGGGACGGCAGCGTCAGGTACATCCGCGCGAACACCGCCAAAGGCATGAGCGACATCATGGGCGTGCTGAAGGACGGTCGCACGCTGGCAATCGAGGTCAAGAGTCGCACTGGGCGCATGCGGCCCGGGCAGGAGGAGTTCTTGCAGACGATCCGGCAGGCCGGGGGCGTGGCGGGTGTGTGCCGCAGTGTGGACGATGCGCGGCGACTGCTGGGGGACGCATGAGAAAACACGCCAACCATTCCAAAAGCTGGATTCTGTACGGCCCGCAAGGATCAGGAAAGACACTCAATGCGCGAGCCATTGCGGATCATCTTAATCTGCTTTGCATTTCCGATGATTGGGACGGTCATGAAAAAACGTTTATGCCGTTTGGCACATTGCACATTACAAACTGCCTGCCGAAATGGGCGGAACATCGTCGCCGCATTTTAGATATTAGCAATGCCGTCAGGCTGCTGGGTGACGTATGACCCGCAAGCGCAGCGCCTACCGACCACGCGGCGTCAACCCCACGGCCCACCTGATGGCCATCACAGGCGCAGCCCTGCTCACCCGCGACGACCGGACGGTCTGGGCGCTCCAGATGTACGACGCCTTGGACGCCGTGGCCCGGGGCAAAGCCCAGCGCCAGCAGTGGGGCACGATCTTTGATGCCGTGAACCTGGCCGAGGAACTCACGCGCATGGGCCTAGCGTCCGATCCTGACGGCATCATCAGCGGCGCGCAGGCAGTGTGCGCAGAGATCATCCGCCGGCAGCAGGCGACGGGGACGCGAGCGGTGCGGGCCGGGGAACTGGCGGCGCTGCGGTGTCTGGAGGCGGCGATGATCGACATCCTGGCCACAGTGACGCACTCGGAGCGATTCCGCGCCGAGGAGCGGATCCGGACTCGGACGCGGGAGGCACAGGCCGGCAGGATCCCGGGCGCCGAGGTGATTGATGCGGCGTTTTTGGAGGGGAGATGACAACGAAACTAGACTTCAGCGCACTCGCACAGCGCCTTCTCATCAGCGCCGACACACTGGTCCCCCAGTGGCTCGCAGGCGGGCGCAGGCGGGGCCATGAGTGGGTCTGCGGCGACCTGGCCGGCGGCGAGGGCGACTCCTGCTCGGTGAACCTCATCTCAGGCCGGTGGGCCGATTTCGCCACCTCGGACCGGGGCGGCGACCTGATCAGCCTGTACGCCGCGATCCACGAGATCGGCATGGCCGAGGCGTACCGAGAGCTCGACGACGCGCCCGCAGCCCCAGCGCGGCCCCAGCGCCCAGCGAAGCCGCAGCGGCAGGTAATCACCCCGGTGCCGTCAGAATCGGCCGACCACGACTGCATCCACCCGATCCACGGCGACCCGTCGCAGCGCTGGACGTACTTCGACGGCGACGGCAACGTGCTGGGCTACGTGGCGCGCTACGACCCGCCTGGCGAGCGCAAGCAGATCGTCCCGTGGACTTTCAGCACCGACGGCTGGGGCATGGGCCAGTGGCCGGTGCCGAGGCCGCTGTATAGGCTGCAGGAACTGGAGGCCCGCCCCGAAGACCCGGTGCTGATCGTCGAGGGCGAGAAAGCCGCCGACGCTGCAGCAGCACTCACCGGGAGCCCGTACGTCTCCACGACCTGGCCTGGCGGGGCGCAGGCCCTCGGCCGTGCAAACTGGCAGACCCTACGGGGCCGGAAAATCCTGCTGTGGCCCGACGCGGATCAGGCCGGCATCGACGCCATGCAGCGCCTGGCGGCGATCCTGCAGCCGCTGGCGGCCGAGGTCAAACTGATTGACCCCAGCGGTCAGCCCGAGGGCTGGGACTGCGCCGACTCTGGCTGGACCCGGTGGGCCGACGCCCGGGCCTGGATCGCGCCGCGCGCCGCGCTCTGGAAGCCACCGGCACCCGAGCCTGCAGCGAAGCCCGAGCCGACAGAGCCCACGCCGGCAGAGCAGGCAGTCGCAGCGCGGGACGTATCGACCCTTGAGCCGGCAGAGTGGTACAAGCGGTGGGCCTATATGATGCCCGATGATGGCTTCTTCGATCTGGTGGAGCGCACCGAGGTTTCGCGCTCCGCGTTCAACGCGCTGTATCGCTCGGTTCGGTGCCACAGCATCCACGCCAGCACCAGCGGCGCGGCGCGCAAGATCGAGGCCAGCGTCAGCTTCGACGAGAATCGCTCCGCGATGGGTGCCCGCGTCCTGGCCGGCGCGACCTATGCGCCTGGGGCGTCAACCCTGTGCGAGCATCAGGGGCAGGCGTTCGGCAACAAGTGGCGCGACGGCCGGCCGCAGATCACCACCAGCATAGACCCGCAGCCGTGGCTGGATCACATTGAGAGGCTGATTCCCGATGAGGCCGAGAGAAACCACATGCTGGACGCCTTCGCGTTCAAAGTGCAGCGTCCTGGAGTCAAGATCAACCATGCCATTTTGATAGGCGGCGTGCCTGGCGCCGGCAAGGACTCTATGATCGCGCCGCTACTGTATGCCATCGGCGGCGAAAACAAAATCAACTGCGCGTCAGTGGAAACCGCAGAACTGCAAGACCAATGGGGCTATTACCTCGAAAACGAGGTCATCATTTTCAACGAACTGCGGCAGAGCGAGGCTGTGGACCGCAGGGCGCTGGAAAACCGCCTCAAACCGATCCTTGCGGCGCCGCCGGAACTGCTATCGGTGCAGAGAAAATTCGCTCACCCGATACAGGTTCGCAACCAAGCATTGGTGCTGGCGTTCAGCAACTACCGCGACGCTATCGCTATCCCCAGTGACGACCGGCGCTGGTTCGTGCTCTGGACCCACGCGCCGCGCATGACCGACGAGGATTCCACGCGCCTGTGGCAGTGGTTCGCCGCAGGCGGGCTGCAGGCCGGTGCGCTATACCTGCGGCAGCGGGATGTGTCGCGCTTTCAGCCTGGGGCCACACCGCCGTGGACCGAGGCGAAGTCAATCATGGTTTCCACCAGTCGCAGCGGCGCTGAATCGTGGCTGGTGGATCGCATCGAAAAACGCATCGATGAATTCCGCCTAGGCCTGATCAGTGGCCCGTGGCAGCCTCTGGTGGATCGCCTGCAGAATCAGGCGCCGCCGCATATCAGACTGAACCTGCAGGCCCTGCAGCATGCGCTAGCGGAGGCCGGGTGGCAAGACCTCGGCATGTGCAAATCCCGCGCCAACCAGACTGCGCGCCACTGCTGGGCCTCGCCGGACTGGCGCGGGACGAAATCGGACGCGCGCGACGCGACCGAGACGCATCTCGGGTCTATGCCGACCCCAATGCGCCGCGTGGTCTAGCCGGCAGTTAGGGCGCACGCGGTGGGCGCAGCTTGTGCGCCTTCAGCAATGCAGCTTCAATCAACTCCGCAGGCGTCTCCGGCTGCTCTGCCATCCACTGCACCAGCCATTCCGGCAGGCGCAGCGGCACGTTTACCCGGCGCAGGCCGGGCGGGGGCGGCGGCCTGCCGCCCTTGTTCTTGTCGGTCATGCAATGTCTGCCGATACATTTCGCTGAGACATTTCCAGCCGGCTGGCAGCATTGACCAACGCGGCCGATGCGGTCTTGCCTTCACCAAGGCGTTTGGCGCCTATAGCGTACTGATCCCGGCTCCACACAAGGTAATACGCACGCTTGGCGGCGTCTTTGTATCGCGTTGCGCGCGCAGCCGGGAAAAGCGCTTTCACGCGCTGTTCGCTGGTCATCACACGATCCCGTAAGCGGCCGGGTCGCGGCGAATGCTAGCACGCAGCGACTTAGCGGCCTTTTCGCTGACGGCGCAGCCAAAGGCACGGTAAGTCATACCGGAACCGGCGCACACCATGTAGAGACTAGCGCTCTTGTCGAATTCGATGCGAAGGGCGCGAAGGGTGTTGGCCTTGGTCATGTTGCTTGCTCCGGGTTGCGTGTTGCGATGGGTGTTACTGTAGCACAGCAACCGCTGGCGTCAACAACTATTTTGTAACACGCAAACATGGTCACGCTTTGGCGCCAGCGCCCTAACACGCCGGTCAACTTGACCGGCCCTGGCGGGCCGGCACGTTACCGGCAACGTTACGTTACAGGCTCAGGCGAGGGCGCAGGCTGGGGATCGGCGCGCCACTCGAGCGCGGCCGCGCCGGGGGCGTGGCGGAAACGCCCGTAGACGGCCAGGATCGCGCATTCCTCGGCCGCGTACCAGTGCCGCAGCGCGTCGCGGTCATACGCTGCACCGAACGACAGATTCTCAGCAGCGCGCCAGGCCGCGATGGGATCGGCCCCGGTGTCGGCGAAATAGCGCTCAGCAGCAGCGATGCCGCGCGCCAGCGCGTCAGGGCCGGGGTTGCAGTAGGTCAGAACGAACATTCGTTTCTCCGAAAAAAGCCCCGGCCGGCGATGGGCGCCAGGCGCCGGGGCGAACTGGCCTAGGCCAGAGGAGGAGACAACGGTCCCGAAGGACCGCGCGATTATAGGTCAAGCAACAGCGCCAGCAACAGCGCCAGCAGGATAGCGAGGAGGGCCAGGATCATCGACGCCGCTCCCTGACGTATTGCACGGCCAGGCCTACCCACTTCGCGCGGGAAACGACCGAGTGCGCCAGGCGGTCGTCAAAAAACGCCCAGTAACCAGGCGATAGGATGGCGTAGTCGTTGGCGACCTGCAGATACAGGCAGCCGTCGAACAGCCAGAACAGCGCCCGGTAATGCCGGGGGCGTTTCGTCGCCGTGTCCTGCCAGTCGTCGCGGTGCGGTTCGACGCATCGCATCCGCAGGCAACAATTCGACACCGGGTGCGGCCGATAGCCGGGGATCCGCGGCAACATCTCGGGTGCCAGGTCTTCGACGCTGCTCATGAACGTATCGTCTGCGAGCCGGCGCACGGCGCGCGCCAGGCGCGGATCGGGCAGTTGGAAGTCTACGGTGTCGATCATGCGGCCTCCGTAGCGACGCGGATTGCGTCCAGCGCATAGGCCAGGTCGTCGTCTGCAGGTCCGCGCCCATCGTCCGGACGCGTCAGGCGCTGCAGGGCGCGGAGTAGCTGGGGGGCGGCGGCGATTAGGCGGGCGTCGCTTTCGCTGGCATACAGCGCTTCGCAGACGACACCGGTAGCGCCTTCGATCAGCCACCATACCGGAGCGCCGGCTATCTCGTCGCCGCGGGTCACGGTCCATGGTCCGGGGGTATGCATCATCGCGCTCCTTATATATTGAAATTGTAAAAGCGCCGCGTGTAAGTGAACAGCGCTTCATTCCCGGCGTACTTCGCCGTTTCAGAATCAAAATCAAGACCCGTAGCGTCCCGAAAGTCAATAATCCACTTCCGCGCGACATCGGCTTCTTCTTCGGTCGCATATCTGCAATGAATCATTGACGGCCACTCCACTAAACTTTCCCAGTGCGACTCCGAAATCTGCCGGACCACCGACCACTGATAAGGCTGCGGCCTTGTCATTCGATGAAGAATCCAAGGGCCAGCATTGATGTTGATCGGAATTTGCATCATCGTTTCTCCTACATCAGAGCCGGCTCGGCATCGGCCGGCGGGATTACGCGGCCCACAGGGCGCGCGCAGGGGGGCATGCTAGGGTAGTCCAGCAGTGCGGGCGGGAAGGGCCACAGCGGCCCCCGGAGGGGCTCTGCGGGGGTGTCAGGGGCTATCGGTTGCATTGACGCCCCGAGTAACCGTTAGCGGCCACGGGATTGCCTGCGGCGGCGCGCTTATCTGCGCTGTGCCAAGCGATGGCCTGCGCAATGGCGTCGAGCTTGCGGCGAGTCTGCGGGGTGTACAGATACAAGCCTTCGGCGCGATTGGCGGGATCATCGCGCAGGGCTTGCGCCATCGCCACAAGCTCGGGCGTCGTGTGGCGCTCGTAGAGACGAACGGGATTCATGGTCAACTCTTTGAATTTTTCGAAGGGTTCACAGCAACTTACGGAAATGTCTCGTGTGACATTTCGCGCTTACATTCAACCGATCAATGTCATCAGCCGGCCTCTCGTCAGTGTCAGAGCCCAAGCGCCACCAGGGCGCCCAGGGCGAGGCCGAAGGCGCAAGCGAACAGGGCGTCGCGCAGGGTGAGGGGGATATCGTCCACGGGGTTCTCCAAGTGAGCCGGCATCGGCCGGCGGATGAATCATCGGCGCGTTACCTAACGCCAGGCTTACGGTTCCTCGAGGAGCCCGCATTCTTCGGCCAGGATGTCGGCGGCGCGCTCGGGGTCAGCGCAGGACTCGGCCAGGATGCGCCGGTGCGCGCGCATGTATTCGTCGGAGCCCAGCGCGGGCAGTTCCAGGCCGTCACGCTGCAGGACGTCAATCGCGCGCTCGACCATATCCCAGGCCGCTCGAAAGGCCGCCGCTTCGGCGCGACGCCTCTCGCGCTGTTCGGCGGCGGCGCGCCGGTTCGCCTCGCGCTGCGCGGCATAGCGTGCCTCGCGCTCGGCGCGAGCGGCGGCCTCGGCGGCCTCGGCAGCAGCGCGGGCGGCGAACTCTGCGCGCTGCTTTTCGACAGCCTCGGCCAAGGTGCCGAAACCTCCACGCGCACCCAGTCAAACCCGAAACCCTCGGGCAGGGTCGTTGTACCCTCGGGCAAGCGCCCACCGCGCAGCTGGGCGACGTACAGGACGTCACCAGGCTGCAGGGTCACGCTGATGCGTGCCATCGGCACGTTCAGGACAGCCGCAGTGTCGGCGTGGCCGACACAGCTCACCAGGCCCTTACGCGAGGGCTCACCGCACGCCGACAGGCGCACGAAGGCCAGCAGGTGCCTCGGCACCATGCCGAGGGAAAACGCGTTTCCGATGTATCTCATTCGTCTTCTCCAGTGTGCCCCGGTGTGGGGCGTGTGTAGTGTCGGGGGCGGGGCTGACGCGGGGCTTACGCCGCCGCCTGCAGGCGCGTGAAAAACCCGCGCCCGTGGTTATTCGTCAGCCGCAGATCACCCAGTCGCGCTGCCCAGTGATCCCCAGTTCGCGCGCCAGGGCTTCGAGCTCGCGCTTATCGGCCTGCCGCATCGCGGCGCGGTGAGCTGCCGACAGGGCGCGAGCCGCCAGGTCGGGCATGCCCAGGGCTACAGCCTTGCGGGCCGTCGCGGCTTCTCTCTGCTGCGTCTTCGTCATCTTCGCTCCTTCCGCACCGACCATCGGCGCGACAGAGACAGTGTCACACCCAATCCTGACGCGAAACTTACAGCGGCCGTCAGGCAGACCCCGTACTTACCCTAACCCGGGAAAACCCGCATCGGTGGCGGATGTGTGTGTAGTCTGGTGGCGTCGATGTGGGTGGTGCGTCTTCCCTCTTGGTGGCAGTTGTGGCAATGGAATCTCAAGCCATTAAGACAAGTTCAATGTTAGTAAGTACTTACATATATAGGAGTAGTATATATATGACCCGCGCCCGGACTGCCACAACTGCCACAGACCCCGAAACCTATACAAATCAACAACTTAGAGCGTTTTGCGACTAGGAACAGGCTACCCACAAAAACCGCCACAGCTTTTTGACGCGACGCGCTTACGTCAACCCGCGTTGACGCGCCTGCAAGCGTGGCAAGCGTGGCACTCCTTCGCCCGGACTGCCACCATTGCCACCGACGCCGGTTCCGAGCGCTGCGCGTCACCCTGCCGGGCAGGTGCTGCGCCGCAGCATGGTCAGCGTGCTGACGATGCGCGTCGTGATCGTGCGCGTGCTGACGATCAGCTTCGAGATAATCAGTGTGCTGATGGTCAGTGTGCTGACGACCTGGCGGGGCGAGGGGGATGCCCCATCGAAAGCGTGCTCGGGCGTTGACAAAAACGGACCCCCCAGACAAAATTTTTTT